CTGGCGAAAGACTCGGCCCACCTGCGTAGCCTGTGGACGTGGCTGGCGAAAAAGAGGTGGAAGAAGACGAACGGCGAACTGCTGGAGTTTCCCGACTACGCTCGGCCTAGGGTGCCAAAGCCCGTACCGAAGGCGTACAAGGCCGAGGAGCTCAGCCGGCTCATCCAGGCCGCCCGGCACCGCAAAGGGCTTGTGGCGGGCAAGCCGGCCGCCTGGTACTGGATTACGAAACTGCTGGCAATGTTCCAGACCGGGGAGCGGATCGGGGCGGTGCTCGAGCTCCGGTGGGCCCAAGTCGATCTGGAGCAGCACACCCTGACGTTCTTGGCGGCCAGCCGCAAAGGCCACAGGGAAACGATTACACGGCCGATCACCCCGGCCCTGTCTCAGATGCTGGCGATGCACCAAGGGGCTCCTAGCGAGCGTGTGTGGCCCTGGCAGGACGACCGTGAAATGCTGTCCTGCTACGGCAGCCTAAAGGTTCTGTGCCGCACGGCGGGCGTGCCGTACAAGCCGTTCCATGCAATACGCAAAAGCACGGCGAGTTATCTGAAAAGGGCTGGAGTCTCGGCCAAAAAACAGCTCGGTCACAGCAGCGAGGAGATGGCCGAAAACCACTATTACGACGAGGAGATCACGGGCCGGGAGAGCAACCTAGACCACCTGCCTGACATCACGCAGCCGCCCCCGGGCGGGCCCGGCAAGCCACGGTAGGCCGGGCACGGGCGAGCGGCGGGGAAAGGGAGAAACCCGCCGCTCAAGCCCGGCCCGGCTCAGTAAGAAACTGTGCTACGTCTTTCTTCCGCTCGTGCCCGTTGCACGGCCGCCTCGCCCTTGAGCCTGCTTACCTCGGCCAGCAACCGCAGCACGTCAGCGGCCAGCGTGCCGCTCGTGCCGGTGTAGGCACCGGAGAACTTGCGGGCCCGCAGTTCGGCCTCGAGCAGGTAGGCGTCAGGCAGTGGCTCAGCCATCCTTGCCCTCGTCGAAAAGCACGATAGCCAGCAGGCTATACGCAGCGAGATCCAGCAGCGTGTCCCGCACGCCCTCGTGGACGAGCCGGCCGGTGCGGCAGTACGTCTTCAGCCGCTGCACCTTGTCGGCCACGCGAACCATGCAGCCACGCCAAGCCTCGATGCCGACGAACTCGGCCCCTTGGCGGATGTTGGCCAGCGGGTCGCTTTCGCTGCCGTAGTCCTGCGACTTGCTCAGGTGCAGCGTGCGCAGCTCCTCAAGCAGGTCGAGAAACGGCAGCGAGCCTGGCCGCTGCTCGTGCTGGATGCCGTCGCCCTTGAGCCGATGCTGCTCAAGCAGGTGCTCGATGTAGGGCTCGTCGGCAATGCCGTCCCACTCGACGTGTTGCGGTCCCTCGCCTTCCGCGACATCTGGCAATGGATCTGTCGCCGGCTGCGACACGTCGTACCACTCCTCGTGCGGCCTGCCTGCGGCCTGGGCGTCACGCCTCTGCTGCACGGCCTGGCGGAGCATCTGGTTTCTCTCTTCGATCGTCATGCTCATGGCATTCCTTTTTCTATAGAATCTGGAAAATCGCAATCTGCGATACCCGTCAAGCCGACCGCACCGTGCCGTCTTTCATCACGCGGTAGTTGTTCACATCGAACATGCCGCCCTTGTGGATGGTCGCCATGGCGAAGCCCCAGTTCCACCGATTGATGCGGGCGTAGTCGGGCCGCAGGTCGCACAAGCACCCGGTGCTCCAGCACGCCGTCTCGTGGTGCCACATATCGGACTCGGCGTGGTTGCTCGTGCGGTGCGAGTGGCCGACGAGCCCGGTGGATCCCGTACGCAGGAACACGCCACGAGCCACGTTGACAGGGGCCGCCATGCCACGGGGCAACTCGTGCCCGTGCAGCACCGGCAGCTTGCCGAGCATCACCGGCCGCTGATCTTCCACGAGCGTCACGTCATGCTTGTCGAGCTCGAGCCACGCCCCCAGGCTCATGCGGGGATCGTCGCTGATCTCGGCGGCGTGCTGCCACAGCCAGTGCGTCCACCGCTCCTCATGGTTGCCGGCTTTGTAGACGATGGGGATGCCGGGGAACTCGTGCCGCACGTACTCCACGAACGTCCGCACGGCTTCGAGCTCGCCTTTGAAGTCCCGCTGCTTCGGGTCTTTCATGTACCGGCTGATGGCGTAGAAGTCGGCGATGTCGCCGTTCAGTAGCAGGCCCGTAAGGTTCTGCTCTTTGAGAAAGCCGATGGCCGCGGCCACGGCGATCTCGGAGTGGTAGGGCACATGCACGTCGCTGATGATGCCGACGGGGCCGAGCAAGTCCATGACGTGCGGCGTCCACGACTCAGCCAGGCTCTTCGGCATAGCCCGCTGCTCGCCAGCCTGACGCTTGGGGCGTGGTGCCACCGGCTTGAGCCGCTTGCGATGGCTGTTGCCATGCACGCCGAACTGCCTGGTGATCCTTTTTCGCGCCTGCTCCAGCGTCACGGCACCGTTGCACTCACGCACCAGGCGGCGAGCCAGGGTGCGAGCCGGTGCGTCTGGATGACGCTGGCAGAGTTTCTTCGCCATGTCGGTGATCACGTCACCTGCCATCCTGCACCTCCCGGTAGCCGAGACTCCACAGCACCCGTGCAATGTCCTTGCCCTGCTGCTCGACGTGCTCCTCGCTCTGCGTCGGATTTAGGGCGTGCAGCAACTCATGCACCAGCACCTCGAGCTTCTTCCTGCCACGCATGCGGGCGTCGAGGATGATCCTTGGGTGCTTCGCCTTCTGGGAGAACGTGTACCCGTAGGCCGCACCCTGGAGCTTGGTGAACCGCAAGAGCCACCGCTCGTCGCCGTTGAGTGTGAAGACGTGATCGTCGGCCACGGCGTGCCCTTTCGCTTGTCACCGTAGCCGAGCAGTCAACCTTCCACCGGGCCCCAGCGTGGCGGATCGTCAGGACATCGCTGGTCGGCCCACGACAACTTGTTTAGCCACTTCCGCTCTCGGGACACTGGGCATCCACACAGACCGCACGCCTTGCCGTCGTAGTGCGGGCAGGCGGTGCAGATGGCGTGACGGCGGGCCACCTCGGCCTCGCTCGCCATCGGAGCTCCAGCGGCAACGTGCTGGGCGGCGGCGGCTGCGAAGTTGGCGGCCTTGCGCAGCAGGGTGACGCCCGGTTTAGGCCGGGGGTACGCCGCGTGCGTCTCGTCTACTGTGATCGTGTCGCCGTCCTCGCTGACGATGCACGCACGCACGGCATCGAGCGTGGTGCCACGCTCACGGCATCGGGCCTCGAAGGCGGAACGGCGGCCGGTGATCATGGGAACTCGTTGCAATAGGGCTCGGGGTCTGGGTAGAAGTCAAGCCAGTCAGTGCTAGCAAATCTTTCTGTGGAGCAGCCATCTTGTGGTGTTGGTGGAAAGTTCCGTTCGCCCTCCAAGTCTCCTTCAACGGCATCGGCAGTGATGTCAGTAATCTGCGCAGACTCGTCTCCATCCGGGCACGACAAGACAATGATTCGGTAGCGGTAGCGTTGCCTTAGTCCTTGCAATTCGCTGCCGTTGTTCTCGTTCGTATCGCCGCACATGTAGCAATCGGTGACCTCAGCAATATCTGTTACGAGAGCGTATTCGCACGAAAAAAGCGCCTCTGGATAGCCGTCTTTCCACGTCACTCCACTGGGCAGCGCAAAAGAGGAGGCCACAAATTGCAAGACGCTTGCATACCACGGCGAAAACGCTTGGCAGTTCAGGCCACCAGGCTCAACAAACCTAGAGAGCTGTCCTAGCGGAATATCGCAGTTGAGGCACGGATCGCACGGAGGCGGCGGCGGAGGCGTGTCGCAGCAGCACGCCTGCTCGGTGCCGACGGCACCGCTGCGGAAGATCGGCCCGCCGTTCCACGAGATGAGCGTCATGCCGCCGTCGAGCAAGTGGTGATGCTGTACCACTGCAGCGACACGCACGTAGTGGCATTGGTGTTGCCTGGGTCGATGTTGGACGTGTGGCCCAGCAGCTGAATCGCACCGGCACTGAACCCCGGCAGCGTGGCCAGATTCAGCCCAGCAATCGACATGCGACACGTTCCTGACGTATCGCCCAGGCTGATCTCAAGCACGCTGTTCGTGCCCATGGCACGGCCGAACACGACGAACTGCGATACCGAACTGCTGGCCGTGTCGCCTTCAGAAGAACGGCACCAGTTGTAGACACTGGCCGTGGCGGTGCTCCCTACCAACGTCACCGTCTTGTAGGTGCCGGTTGCCCACGAGCCGGTGAACGTGCCGACTCGCAGCGAGCGCGGCGTGCCATCCGCCTGGTTGCCGAAGGAGATGCCGCCGCTCTTGCGGTCGCCGCTCTCTACAGTGCGAACCGTCTTGGCGATCCGCTCGGCCGCCTGCCGAGTAAACGTCACACGCTCCGTCGAAGCCGGCTTGCCGTCTGGACGCTGGGGCATGGCTACGACACCTGTACGCCGCAGACATTGATTGCCGGGTCAGGCACCGTGGCCTTGATCGCCAGATTGATTGTCCCGCTCAAGAGCACCGCCGTGCTCGAGGTGACAGCAGACGAGTAGGCTGTGGCCGGCGTGTGGCTCGACAGATGCACGAGGTAGCGGTACCGCCTGGGCGTGGCCCCCTGGACGTGCTCCACGGACGTGGGGGCGAAGCCTTGTCCAAAGGTCAGCGTGGCCGTGTGGGCATCGTTGGCAGTGTTCGCCACCGTTGCTAGCGACGTGGCCGTAAACACGCCGGTGCTGGGCGTGAACCACCGCAGCGGTCGGTCGGCGCTGTAGAACGTCGTTCCGTCGGACGTGGCCGCCGAGAACACTGGGTACGCCGTGAGTTGCAATGCGGCCGTGTTGGCCGTGCAAAGCGACAGCGTGAGCCTAGTGCTCGTGGCGGCCGTAATCGTGATGTTCTGGGTGGGCTGGCTCATGGCTTAGAACGGCGGCGTGCCGAAGTACGTGGAGAAGTCCACCTCGGGGTAGACACGGCGCACAAGGATGTCGGGGTACTCGTCGTTTCCTTTGATGTCGCCGGAAGTCGTAAGCGGCATGGGTGACGACGACGGGATTCGTTCTTTTGTCTCAGAGTCCAACACGTAAGCGCGTTCTTTTTTTCCCGATTTGATGTAGTTCCAGCCCACGTTAGGCAGCTGGAGATCCCAGCCAGATCGGCGGTACACGAGCTCGGCCGTCACTTGCCAGTAGCGGATCTCGACGCCGTTGACCACCTCGCTGGCCTGCTGGCCGCTGATGCCCGCACACTGCCACGTATGTGCGGCACCGCCTAGGTAGTTTGATGCGTTAATGCAGTTGGTGACGTTGGCCGCCGTGGCCAGCGGAAACGTGCTGCGGTTGCCCGAGATGCTGGCCCGCACTTCGGACTCCAAGGAAGTCACGTCCTCAAAGAAATCGTTGGCGGTATTCACGAGTGTTCGCAGATCGGAGTTTCCGCTGCCGTTGTAGTAGGTCAGGGCCGGCACCTGGGCACCACCCGTCGAGAACGACCACACATCAGGCCGGGCCAGCGGGTTGGGGTCAAGATCTTCCTGCCGTGGCAACTCGTAACGGTAGGTGATCTCGACGTGATGGCGGTCGAGCTCCGTGAGCGACGCATCGAGCATCCGCAGATACGGGTACTCTGGATGCGGGTCGCCGTGAACAACGCCCACGGCGTTGATGACTGACTGAGTGGCGGTCGGCTCATCGACGGTGGCGATCACCTTTGTCTCGGCACTCGGCGACTCGCCGAACCGGTGCGAAAAAGTTCGCGGCAGAACTTCACGCCAAGCGAGAACGGCCATGGCTAGTTGAGAATCTCCACGGTGCCGATCTGCCCATTGCGGTTGAGTTGCTGCAACTCACGCAGCTGCCGCTCTTGAATCTCAAGGCCACCGGCTTCGCCACCGGGCGGAGCCATCTTCTCCTCGAGCTTCCGAGAAGCGGTGTCGATCGCGGCGTTGAAGTTGGCCTGGAACTGGTTCAGGATGCTTCCGGCAGCCTCGGCAGCGACCTGCTGCTCCAGTTCAATGATTCGTGCCAACTGTTCAGGCGTAAGCGATGCCGGCCGCAACGACTCTGGCACAACGCCAAACTGGCCGCCGGCAGAGACAACTGCCGCTGATTGCTGCTGCTGGTCACGCAGTCGCTGCAGTTCCTTCTCGGCCTCACTGCGGATGTCCAGCCCTAGGATCGGGGCAAACTTCCGCACAAACGCCTCGATAAACTTAGCCAACTGCAGGAACGCATTGCCGGCCAGCTTGATGAAATCCAAAAGGCCGGCGGCGACGTTCTGTGCAATCTGCTGCGGCCCAGCCTGCCTAATCACTCCAAGAAGCTCTTGAGCAATCGCACTAATCGGCCCAGCAAGCTCTCCCAGTATCGACCCTGCGATGCCCTTTATCGTGGCCAGCACGTTGGCAAACGAATCGTTCATCTCATCAATGGCACTGACAGCGTCCTTGCTGACAACTTGCCCTAAAGCGATCGCCTCCTCACGCATCTTCGTCAGAGCACCAGGGCCAAGCGTGAATAGTTCGCCAAGCTCGATGCCGCCCTTCCCGAAGAACTTGACAGCAGTGGCGGCCCTCTCTGCTGGGTCGGAGATGCGGGAGATAGCATCGACGACGAGCTCAAACTGCCGCTCGGGAGACTGCTTCTTCAAGTCCTCAAAGACGATGCCGAGCGCCTCAAACTTCTTCTGTGCCTTGTCGTCAAGCGTTGCCTGGCCAATGGAGATCGTGAGCTTTTGGATCTGCTTGGCAAACGACTCAACGCTCACGCCTGTCTGGGCGGCCGCCCTGGCGTAAGCCTGCAGGGCCTCGACGCCGACGCCGGTGCGGTTTGCAACGTCGTTGAGAGCGTCGAGCTCTTCGCCAACACTCAAGGCAAAGGAGGCCACGGACGTTACGGCACCAGTGACAGAACTGGCGAGCCCGAGAAATGCTTTGGTGGCGGCCTGGATCCCGCCCAACGCGAGCTTGCCGATCTCGATGTTCTTGAGAGTGCCAAGATCAGACGCCGCCTTTTTCCCAGCCTCACCCATGGAGTCCAGGCGGTCGTTCACGTCAGCGACGGCCTTGGCCAACTGTGCAGTGTTGGCACTAATCTGCATCGCCAGTCCGAGTGCCGTGCTCATGCTATTTGCCGTCTAGGTCGATTTTCATTTGGGCAAGAACGTCCAGCATCTGCGTCTTGTGCTGAGGCGGGCGTTCTACTGGGATAAAGTCTCGCGGCTTCGGTGTCTGACCACGCCTGACGTGCGGGGCAAGAATGGCACTAGCAAGCACTCCCGTCTGTGCCCATTGGTTGTCCAGCGGCTGAAAGTAACGAGCCCAAGCGAGCCACTCAGACAGCTCCCGCGAGTCCATTCGCTGCTCGAGCTCGCCGACGGTCATCTTCAGATGGCCAGCAAGCATGAACAGGAACTGACGCGACGGCCGTGCGCTAAAGCTCGCCGGCTAGTTCGACTACGTCCGCCTCCGTGAGCTTGTTGTGCTTCTGTGCTACGTCGAACAGTTCGCCCATGACGGCACCGTCAAGCGCCGCAACTTCTGCGATTTCGTCGTCCTTCCAGATTCGCACGCCGTCTTGGTCGCACAGCGTTCGCACCAAGTAAAAGGCCCGGAAGTTCTGGAACTTGCCGACAGCCTTTTGCCGTATATCGACCCAAGCCAACTCCCAATCGTCTCGTTCGCCAACGGTCAGCACTCGCACGTACACGTCGAGACTCCACTCCTTGACGTGAACCTTGAGAGGCTTGCGAACACTTGCGGCCTTGATCTGTTCCTTGAGTCCCATGTCAGTCGTCCAATAGCTTGAGGGTGACGGTGTAGCGGGTGACGCCGTTGAGCTCGGAGTCAACGGCTAACGACTCCCATACTGCCGGGGTTGTCAATGTTTGGCCGCCGCCGGAAATCGACAGAGTGGCACGAGTGCCGTAGTTCGACGTGCCCGTGTTCGCTGAGCCAAGGCACGTCACGGTGCATGAGCCAGCGTCGTCCGTCCACGGAACTGTTCGGCCTTTGCTCGGGCCGCCGCCGTACGTCCACGAAAGCCCAGTCACTTCAGCGAACGTAATGGCGTTCCAGGTGACTGTGATGCCGTTTGAGTAGGTCGCCACGGAAAGTCTCCCGTGCGACTACGGCACCTGGAAAGACGCTGACCCACGGGCCGCATCGTTGACGGTCAGCGTGATACTGGACGACTTACAAGTTGCATTCACGGACAGAGAAATGCCGCCCGTGATCGCAAGCAGTCCGGTCTGCCCCTGTGCGATTGGAGTGCCGCTAGAGGCCAGGTACTCCATTGTGACTTCCTTGCCCGTGTCGCCAGCCGACCCCTTCAGCGGGCGGGCCAGCGTCAGGACCGTCGCTCCAGTGGTCTGGGCAAGGTGCGAAACGTCGATCTGGTCAGTGGCCGCATTGTCGGTGATGGAATACGTGATGCTGGTGACGGTGTACGTTGCACCGGCAAAGACAAAGTTGGTTCCGGTCGAGTCGTGCGGCGTATATGGCATCTTATTCCTCGCTCCACCAGCAGTCGTATCGCTGCGTGATTTGGTACACCGGCGGCAGGTCCGATCCGGTTAACGTCACAAAGTCGTCGGATTCGTCCTCGAGCGACGTTTGCCTTACCTCTGTATTGTTCGCCGAACCGCCGTACCCATCCAGAACAGACCGCACGGCGTCAGCTGCCAGCCGGGCTTCCTCGTACGTGGTCCCGTAGATCGAAAACTCAATCGTGACCCGTGGCATTCCCGCTGGGCTGGCTAACGTCTGCTCCCGTTGCACGCCGGCTCGCCGCCAAGTGACGAGCGGCAGCGTGGCCGAAGACGGGGCCAGCACAGGGTAGACCCGCTGGCCGATGAGGATGGCGGCTTGCGGGCTTCGCACCAGAGCCGACGACAGAACGTACTCGGGTGATCGGAAAATCATTGGCGTGCTCGGCTAGGCGGAAAGTCCTTTGCCAAGTCCTTCTGGGCGTTTATGAGCGACTTGGTCATTTCAATCGCCAAGAGCGACCGCATTGCAGGCAGCGAAGTCCTGTAAGCGGTTTTGACGGGCGGCTGGCCCTTGCTTCCACCAACAGGCATCTCCCTGACGCTCAGCACCTCACCCTTAGGGGCCTTTTTAAAGAACGCCTTCGGATACTTAGGCGACGTGTTAACTCGCACCACCCCTGCGTACTTGCCCCGCTTGGCTACCCGGGCGACCTTAAACGGCCCCAGCGTCTTGAAACTCGACGCTATTGATGCACCGCCTCGGCGAGAAGACGTGCGAATGATTCGTTCTTTCGTGCCGAACTCCAGAAACCCGGCGTGAAAAGCACGGTCTTTTCCTTTCTTTACCGAGCCGCCCCGCGCCGAAGCAGACCTTCCGCTTCCTGCGGCCACGAAGCCAACCAGGCCGACGGCATTCCCTCTGCGATAAGTCTTGACTTTGCTGGCAATCGCTCTGGCAAGGTTCCCGGTCGGCCCTCGCTTTACGTTGCCCCGCAGAGCACTCAGCCCAGGAGCAAGCGACCTACG